GTCGGGTTGATCCGCGTCCGGTATTTGACTTCATTACCCTCCATCGGCCCGAGCTGGCTGTCGTGGAACTGGTTGGTGCGAGGCCTGGACAAGGCGTCGTGTCGATGTTCAATTTCGGCGATGCCTTCGGTGCTGTCCGGGCTGTTGCTGAGTGCCTGTGCCCTGATGTTCGGTACTCGCGACCTCAAGAGTGGCGTGGCCATCAGAGCCTGACGGGGCTGTCGAAAGAACAGATTGCCGAGGTCGCCTTTGAGGTGTTCCAGGCTGAGCAGATCTACGGGAAATTCCGTGGGGGCAAGCGTGCTGTGCGCGACGGTATATCTGACTCCTTGATGATCGCCAAGTTTGGTGTGCGGTTCTTGGAGTAACGGATGGCGACCAAGGCACTCACGAAAAAGATCATCACGGATCTCGAAAAGTACATCACTCAGACGACCAGCCTGAAGATCGCCTGTGGATGCGCAGGTGTGCCGTCGTCCACGTTTTATGTATGGCAAAAGGCCGCGAAAGAGATCGAGGAAGAAGGCAAGGACGAGTCTGACTTAACCAAAGATGAGCTGTTGCTGTTGGAATTTTTGGAGCGCATTGACCTTGCTAAAGCCAAGTCGTGCAAACCAGCCATCGATGCTGTGATGAAAGCGATCAAAGAAGGCGATGCAAACCAAGCTGCAAGGTTGCTCAGCCGTCGCATGCCTGAAGAATTCGGCGACTGGAATCGCAAGGAAGTAACGATCCGCCAAGAAGTAACAGAAGAATCCAGCACCGGCATCGCACTCATCCCTTCCATGGGTGCTGACAACGACCTCGATCAGCTACTCCAGCAGCAACAAAGTGATGCGCTTTTGCTCGCAAAAACAAAAACAAACGAACTCTCATAATAATAAGAAAGGTATTCATATGATCAAGCAAAGAAGTTGGGGTGACTGTGGAGTTGCAACTCTGCTAAACGCGATTGGCGATAACGGGATTGACTATTACAGGACGGCCCTTGGATACGAGTGCATGGTTGCTTCTCTAAATGGACGAGATTGTGGAATCACGATGCAAGAGATTTGCAGTGTTTTATATGATCATGGTTTTCTTCCAGTCCACATCCCCCTAGAAGGGTTTGTCTCGGCATCGGGTATTGCCAAGGCAAAAACAAGCTCTATCGATATCAAGGCTGGCTTGTACAATCAATGGCCCAAGGCTATCTACCAAGTCAAAACCAAGTCCGGCGTAATGCATTTCATCTACTTTGACGGATGTATGATCTGGGATAGCTCGCCAGGTAGCCCTTCAAAGCCACGATTCAGTGATTACGAGTCCGTCATTGACGTTGTCTACATTCTCCCGAACACGCCGTTCTCTATCTACAGGAACACTGACGAAATCACGGCATTTTCAGAAGCGCACTTACAGCGTCACAAGGAATGGATTGAGTCTAGTGACGATAGTTATGAAAAGACCGCAGCTCAGATAATCTCAGAGTGCGAGAAGCGAGGAATACTCAGCAGTACACCGAAGTCACACAGGGTGTTTATCAAGAACACTATTGACTCTACTTCCATCGCCCAGGCGCTTGAATCATCGACCGAGCAGACATTCTTTAACACCATCCGGGCAAACCGTTTGTGATCAAACAGTGCCAGGCGCTTGTGCGCAAACAGGGCTCTTACTTTGTGCCACGTGTGGTACGGGAAGGTGCTTTGTGATCCGTATACGGGACATTAAGGCCGCTGGAGTGGCTTTATGAGCTCTTTCGGGAACGTTATGGGTCGTGCCCTCGATGTTGGCAGGGCGATGGCTCAAGCAAGGGTGATCTGGAAGCCAACCAAGGGCTCTCAGGAGATGTTCCTCATGCTGGGTCAACTGGCGTCGCTCGTAATCGAGGTGATGTTCCACGGTGGCCGTGGCATCGGTAAGTCCGAGGTTCTGATCATCGCTTATCTGATTCATGTCGGCCAAGGATGGGGTAGCAGCTGGACAGGCGTCATCTTCAAAAAAGAGTACAAGCCACTCCGCAACCTCATTGCAACCTCAAGGAAGATCATTCCCCGAATCTTCCCTGATGCCGTGTGGAACAAGTCTGAATGCTCATGGACGTTCGCTACCGGCGAGGTACTGTATTTCGGCCACATCAAAAATATGGAGGATTACGAGAATAAGTATCACGGGCACGAATACGGGTATGTCGGTTGGGACGAGCTGGCAACCTGGCGCAACCCGGACGTCTACGAAGCGATGATGTCGACCCTCCGCACTGCGTTCATTCCTACGAAACAGCAACCAAACATGCCGCCCCTGCAGGTCAGGTCAACGACCAACCCATTCGGGGTCGGGAAATGGTGGGTTTACGAGCGTTTCCTTGAGGGCAAACGGCCCGGCGAGATCACTTACAACAAGGATGGGTCACGTCAACGGTGTGCAGTCTTTGGCACGATCTTCGAAAACACTTACATCAGCAAAAGCTACATCACGAACTACCTCGACCAAATCGCTGATCCGGCCCTCAAGGCTGCCTGGTTGCACGGAGATTGGGAAGCTATCGACATGAGCGCAATGTTCGGGCCCGTCTGGTCAGCTGAGAACCTGATTCTTGATCCATTCGAGATCCCTCGCCATTGGAAGACAGACAGGTCGTTTGACTTCGGTCAGTCAACCCCGTTTTGCTGCTTGTGGTACGCCGAAACCAATGGCGAAGCGATCACCATCAATGGCAAGACGTTCTGCCCGCCAAAAGGCTCATTGATTGTCGTGGGGGAAGATTATGGTACGGAGATTGATGCAAAAACAGGCAAGCAAACCAAGGCAGATGCTGGCCTCTACCTGTCCGCCAAACAGATCGGCGAGCGTCTGAAACTACGTGAAAACAAGTTACTGGAAACAGTGCTCAAGAACCACCAGAAAGTCCAGGCAGGCCCGGCAGACAATCAAATTCACAACGGCAGTAAGGTTGACCAGGGTAACGCACCAACCGTAGCCAAGGAGCTCAAGTCCGCTGGCATGGAGTTCGTCAACTCTGACAAATCACCTGGCTCCCGCGTGACCTCGGCTCAGTTGATGTTCGACAGGCTTCATGCAACGAAGACTCAAGACCCGAGCAAGCCTCATATCTACTTTTTCAAGTCGTGCCAGTTTGCTCTCAAAACTCTACCTAACTTGCATCGAGATGAAGATCAGCCTGATGCTGTGGCCAAAGGGCCGGATGACCACGCCTGGGACGCTCTCGCATATCGGCTGACATGGAAGCGCCCGGTAACTTCGATTCAACAGGGTATTCGTTAAGCCAACGCGCTCATTTCGCTTGGAGTGAGCGTGCGGTTGTCAATCCAAAACTTTGCCGTCAAATGTTTTGCGATCAAACGCTTCCTTGTTTCGATGTCACTGATCTTCGAGAGATGTTCGTTGCGGATTTTGGTTGCCCAACTAACCTGTTTCTCTGAGCCAGAGAGTTGGGGCATACCAGGGCGCTCTGGTAGCCACTCTTTCATGCGAAATGGAAGTCCGGTTTCAAGGTCTACCCATCTTCCGTTTTCTTTTACCGGCATATCGGCTTGGCGATGCCAGCTTCTAAAAGCGTTTATTTCGTCCATTGATCTCTCCTTATGTCATATATGTATTGTGCAAAAGGATCAAAGGGGATTTCAAGGAGCAAGCGCAAATATATTTGCAAAAATAAAGTACAATAGTGGTAGCCAAACAATAATAAGAATAGGCGCTATATATGTCAGTTAGTCAACGCACTTTGCGCTGCCAAAAATACTACGATGACCGTGAGATCATCCGAGATCTGCTTGGCGGCACCAAGGCCATGCGCGCAGCAAGAACTAAATACCTGCCAATGGAACCAGGGGAATCTCCGCCATCGTATAAGCGAAGACTGGATCGCTCGTTCCTGGTCAACTTCTTCGACAGAATCGTTAAGAACCTAGCAGCGAAGCCGTTCACTCGTCCGGTTGGGCTGAAGAGTGATACCCACCAGGAGTTCGCTGATGAGTACGCCGTCGACGTTGATGGCAAGGGAACGAACGTCAGTGGCCTGGCCTCGGCAATTCTCGAAGACGCCATACGCATGGGCACTAGCTTCCTTTGCGGCGACAAGGCTGTGAATGGCGGTAGGCCTTACCTGTACCACCTGTCTGGAGACCGAGTGCTCGGTTATCGGATGAACGAAGACGACAAACTGATTGAGATCCGAATCCAGGAAACCGCTGTAGTGGCCGACGGTGAGTGGGGTGAAACAGAAGTCTCACGAGTTCGAGTATTCAAGCGTGACGGTGAGGTCGTAACCTGGTCTCTCTATGACGGTGAAGATGGGTCTCCAATTGTTCTTGACCAGCCTTTTGCTCTCAAAGAAATCCCTGTCATTGCAGTGCATTCCTCGCCTGTGGTCGCTAGTGGTGAGCTGATGGCTGCACCGCCGCTGATTGACCTTGCCTACGGAAACGTACAGCACTGGCAAGAGAGATCCGACCAGCTCAATATTCTCAGGATTGCCAGGATTCCGGTGCTATTTGCTTCAGGTGTTGCTGATGATGCCGCTATTTCCATCGGTGCCGAGTATGCGATCAAGGGCGATATCGGGGCTGATCTCAAATACGTGGAACACTCCGGCGCTGCAATTGGTGCCGGTCGTGATTCGATACGCGATCTTGAGATGCAGATGCAATCCTACGGCCTGGATATGCTTGAGAACACTGGTGTAGCTGAGACGGCTCAAGGGCGAACCCTCAGGGCTGGCGAGACGAACAACCGGGTCGCAATGACTACCATCAATCTCAGCAGTGCTCTCTCTCAGGGCTTCGGTTGGCTCGCGTATTTCAATAGACTCCCTGACGCCGAATTTCATGTCGATATCAATACTGACTATGGCGTTACCAGTGATGCCCAGGAGCTTTCGACCCTCACCACGATGAGGACAATGGGCGACATTTCACGGGAAGATTATCTCCAGGAGATGAAGCGCAGGAGCGTCTTGGGCAACGAGTTCAACCTGGCGGACAATGAGGATAGGCTTTCAGTTGAGCTGGCCTAAAAAGCTGGCCATTGGCTTTCCGCCTTGCCTCCGGCTAACCTTGCGGCATAGCGGTTAGCTGGTCATGGAGAGGCGATTGATGACGTATGGTTTGCACGAAGGTGTGATGGATTTCGCCAAGGCCTTGGGCTTCCGGGAAACTCACTCATGGTCTAGGAAAGTCCGGCTTTCCCTGAAAAGAGAGTGGCGCATTATCAAACGAATGGAGGCGACTTCGGCAAGTCCATATCGTCATCTATGTGACTTGGTTATAAGGATGAATGAGCTAGATAGCTTCTATAGGTCTGTACACAACGGCAAGGGTGCACCCAGGCAATTGCTGTATGAAGAGCAGATGGAGCGTGTTCGCACGATGTTTCCTAATATTCCAACCAGGGTCAATGTGAAGCCTCGGCGTGCTGACGTCATGAAGCCCGTGAGGATAGGCCTAGGATTGGAAAGCAGTTACAAACCACGAAAAATAGACAGGCAAAGCGTTCTTATTGATGAGAATACCAAGCCGTCATTAGCTCCAGACAAGAGCATCCTTTACACTGCTGGGTGGTCTATTAACGGCGCATTTGATGATTCAAAGTAGAAAAATTGACAACATGTCAAAGCGAGTGATCAAATCCAAGATCTCGATTAATGCTGTAGTCTTCATCCATTATTGAAGGTCATTAAATGTCTCGTCTCGCAGAATTCCGTCAACTCGAAAAACACCTAGCTGAGCAACTGGCTGCCCTGGAAGCAATGAAAGGCGATGAAGGCCTGAAAAAGGAAGTCGAATTCGAGACCAAGCTTCGTGAGTTGCTTGCTCAGTACGGTTACAGCCTGCGCAACGTCATCGCGATCCTCGACCCCCAGGCATCCACCCGCACTCCTGCCGCATCCGCCCCAAAGGCAGTGCGCAAGGCTCGTGACGTCAAGATCTACAAAAACCCGAACTCCGGTGTGCTGATCGAGACCAAAGGCGGCAATCACCGTCAGCTGAAGGAATGGAAAAACGAATTCGGCGCTGACGTTGTTGAGTCGTGGCGCACTCAGTAAGATCAGTTTGAGTACAAACTGGGCCCTGCGGGGCCCTTTTGCTATGGAGTTCGCATGAGCGTCTCAAGCGATGTCGAACAGTTTTCCTTGTTTTGGACTCTCGCTGGACGGCCTGAGCTCTTCGATCCAGCGGATGACCTGGCCGATCTAGGATTTGATGCTGCCAAGACAGGGATTGATTCCAAGATGTTCCTGAGGGGGTATTCAATTGCTGCAGAGTTAGGGAGTCAATCGCCACCTGGTCAGATGCTGAGCCGCCTGGCTGTCTATCGCAAGGTTAAGGAGTTAGCTGAAGCCTATCGGCGCGATCCGACAGATTTTTCTTGGATGCCTGATCATCAGGCCAAAGAAACCTATTTGAACCTGGTGACGGAGGCTGATGGACTGATCGACGAACTCTATGCAGCCCTCCTTGAGCAGGTTTCCTCTTACGAGACGCCTGGTGGGAATGTCTGCAGGGTTTGAATGCAATCACCCTGGCTGCTGCATTTATCTTAGTAATTTCAGCGATGGAGAGGCTTATGTTCTGGACATGGTTGTTGGGATTTTTCTACAGCAAGCGGGAACCAATGAAGCCGCCTGCCGCACCATCGCCTGAACAGGTTGTTGAGGCGACAGCTGAGCCAGTGCAGGAAGATCCACATGCCGTAGTGGTAATGGATAAGCCGCAAACGGCTTCCGTAAATAGGCCTTCGGCATCGAATGTTGGGCTGATGCTCGATGCAAGACATACAGTGTCGATCTACGGCCCAATCTTCTCTGTGGATTCTCTGGGATTTACAGGAGTCCATAGTAAATCGCCATCTGGCCGGTGGGTAATTGCCTGTGACGACTCTAATGGTACAAGAGGCGGAAATCGAGATAGCGGCCATGGAACGTACATACTTTATGATACGGAAAGAAACTCGATAAAAGTTCAAGGTAAAAAGTTACAGCGCCCAACTAATGGCTCGGTTTCAAATAATGGTATTTTTTCTTTAGAGGACTGGTTGTTCGGAGCTGATCTATCAGGCGTTTTCTACGTTTTCTCTCCAGTTGGAGAAATCATTCTTGCTCGGACTTTTACTGCCAACATCCTAAATAGCGCAATATCTGATAACGGGCTTTTTGCTGCTTGTCATACTGCTGGAGGGCATACGGAAGACGCCAGTCGTCTTGTCTTCTTTGACGTTGCTAATGGATGTGAGGCGTTTTCCATTCAATCTGATGTCGAGAGGCCACAAGGTTATGAGTTTGATGAGGAGAGGCGTGAGTTAATCTTGTGCTTTAAAAACCTCGGTAAATTCCGTTACTCCTACACCGGTGACTTTCTCGACGCCCAGCAATATAAAGATGCAAAACTAAACAGCACCGATGACTTTGTCGCAATCAGAGAAGCCGAGGAGCTGCTAAAAGATCCCTCGCTACCAGAGGATAAGGCCAGAGAGATCTTAGCCGTCGTTAATAGCGCCATGCCTCGCGTAGGAAAATTTCATCCGCACTGGAAGGCCACTGCCCTCAAGGTTCAAGGTATTGCTCATGAAAGATTAGGCGAAACCAAGAAGGCAATAAAGGCCTATCAAGAGGCCATTGATTTGAACCCCAAGGTGGGGGTTAAGCGTAAATTAGATGCATTAAGAAAAAAAATCGGTTGATTGCATCTGTGCGTTAGGACGGTTTGTTGTCAAACCCCTCAATGCCCATCCCGGCGCACCAGGCTCTTGTACTGCTCTCTTGCTGCAATGATCTGATCTCGGATTTCCTCAGGGTCGATGCTCATGCAACCTCCAAGGGGGACTTGTAGGGTTTTGAGCCTGTTGGCGGCTAAGATGAACTGCTCTTCTTCGATCTCAGTTCGTGTTTTCGGTCGACGCTTGAAGAGCTTCATAGTCCTTTCTCCAATCTGGAATCCACGACAGGTCGGCGTCTGGGCTAATCGACTTGAGGTTTTTTCTGACCAAATCCTGCACGGAAGCTTGCTCAAAGTTGAACTCAATGACTTCGTGGAGTCGGCTTGCGATTTCCTTGCGGTCTTCAGCGTCGAATTGTTCCAGAGCCTTAAAGATAGAGGTGGCACTACTCCAACCTACCCGAACAAGATCAATGTAACTACTGGCGTAACTGTCAACGATATCCATGAAGCACCCCTATGAGTCTTGATGCTTGTATTATGCAAAATGAGATTGTGCTGCGTATATATGGATATTCAATCAGTAGTGGGTTTTTCCGCCATATAACTCTAAAACCCCTGAAAACACAGGTGCGTATATCAACGGCATACTCTTAAAATAATTACCGCAGTTGCTTTGCTAACAAACCTGGGGCAAAGAAAAAGGCCCCGGAGGGCCTGATGTTAGAAGATGGATCAGGTTCTGGTATTTCTGATGATGTCCTTGGAGTTGCCGAATACGGTTTCAGCGGATCTCATCAGCATGTTCTTATTGAGGGTTTTCACCAGTTCAATATCAGCTTTCACAATCCCAATCCCATATGTATCTGAATCGTTGACCATGTAGGCAAGGGTAGGCGAAATGGGGAAGTAGAGATCCGTACTTGTTGGAGCTTCGCCACTAAGCTTTTTGTCGCGGACTGAGGGATGGACGTTGATGACCGGGTTGTCGCTTGTCAGAAAAGAAATATCGGTGTCATTCACCAGCCATACAATCTTTTTCCAGTGGTAGTAGCGAGCAATGCTGTACCCGACATTCACACCAACGAGCACACCAAGAAACCACCAGTTCCGCTGCAGGAGCCTTCGGTAGTCAGCATTCAATGTCGAAGCTGAGACCTCCCAACTACTTCGGCTATGCTTCGTGCGAGCAAACTGGTGACCTATGTAGCTATGGAAATTGTTTAGTGCGGCCTCGTCTTTGAGAATGCTCAGATCCCCAGCTCTAAGGGCATCAATGATAGGGCAGACGTCTCCTTCAACCGTGGAGTGAATGTCCTCAATCGTGTTGTGGACTAGCACGGCACGCTCGACCTGGTGCTCATCACCGGCAAGCAGCCTATGAACACAAGAGAAAGCGATCATCTTCTCCAAGAAGGAGTTGTGGAGCTTTCGAATCGGCTCGTCCGTGATAGAGATCCACTGCTTGAGGAAATGGATGTCGTCTGTCTCAAGGGGAGTCATTTTGTAGAAATCGATCTCACGGCCAAGACCTTTGACGCTGGAGGCGATCACACCTTTTTTAGCCCGGTGGTAGACGTCCTGGTCGTTGACTGACCATCCCTTGAGATAATGAGCCCAGATGTAGTGATTCTTGCGCTTGATCTGTAGCTTTTTCACAGGCCGTAGCCCTTAGACGTGATCATGATCCGCATCCGTGCCAAAAAGGCCATCTTGTCTTCGGCCCCGTTTGGAGTCAAACCGCGTTGCCTGGTCGTGGGTTCGGTGCTTGAGGTTCAGGACTGACCTGGGTTTCGCGGCCTGGATTGCACTTGCTGCCGCCCGTCCTCGCAAATGAAGTACACGCGATTCGGCGACCACACATGCCGCTTGTAGACCCAGCTGTCGTCCCTCGAATGGAAAGCAGAGACGTCGCTAGCGTTGACCAACTCGTCGAGTTCGCCGTCGTTGAGGTCATGCACGCAGTCATCAAGGGTGACGCCAGGCTCTTGCTTCGCAATCGCGCTCGCAAAATAGTCTTTGATCGACATGTCAACGCCATCGTAAATCCAGTCGAAACTCATATCCACCCCAAGGTAAGCCTAGCTTCAGTCATCCTCCATCACAGAGTGAGCAACCATGGGCGAGAGATCAAGGCTTTCTGCTAGCATGCCGGATCAGAGATCGCAGGGAGCAACACATGGCAGTCACAGACCTATTCTCCAAACGTCAGCAAAGACTGCGAGGCGGCGGCCCAGACGTCTATGTGTACGACAGGCTACCGATGCCTCTCCGCATTCAGCTGCTATATATGCTCGATGAGCTACTGGGCAATGAGCAGGAGTTTTACAAGACGTACAGCACATGCAACCAAATTGTTCATTATGTTGTTAAAACTCTGCGCCTCGAATATGGCAAATATCGCATTGCAACGGATAATGAAAACGACGATTACCATGAGCTGATTCTGTTCCTAAAAAAAGAAGATGACATTGAAAGGGTCATGGATGCCATAGAGCTGATCATCAATCAGACACGTGAATACCCTGGTTACGATGAACAGTGCCGTGACTTCATCAATGATCTCAATATCAGGTTTCGAGAGCATGGCGTTGGGTATGAGCTAATTAATGGTGAGATAATCCGTATCGACTCAAGGTTTCATCACGCAGTTGTAGTTAAGCCTGCAATTCAGTTTCTGAACCAGCCTGGATTCGAGGGTGCTCAACAAGAGTTTATTCTTGCTTATGAGCATTACAGGCATGGGCGACATAAAGAAGCCTTAAACGAAGCTCTGAAGACCGTCGAGAGCACTATGAGGGCAATCTGCAGCGCCCGTGATTGGAATTACAAATCATCGGATAATGCAAAGCGGCTGATAGTGATACTACAGAACGAGCAGTTGTTTCCGGCGTACTATCAGAGTCACCTTTCCGCCCTTGTGAGTTTGATGGAGGGGATCGTCTCTCTAAGAAACAATGAAAGTGCCCACGGTCAGGGGCCAGAGGTTAGACACGTGAGAGACGATGTTGTGGCTTATGCGCTACACATGACCGCTTCAGTTGTTGTAATGCTCGCAGGACTACACGCGGATAAAACCTGACCCAACTAACCGTATCGTTTCTAAATGCCATCCTGTCTGTCGCGTGGATGGCATATCTCATTAAGTGCTGCATCAGATAAGTATTGCTACACCTGTTTCTCATTCGATACAATGAATACATTATAAGAAGAAGGCAAAAGCCTCAGGTACACCATGCAGACAATCACTGTCCGAAAACTTACGCCTGAAACCGAGGAAATCTGCGCCATTCGCCTTGTCGGCGGTTTCGACTCAGAAAGAAAACACTATCCTGCGCTCGATCTGCTTCGCCTTGAGAACAAACGACAGCTTGAGTTGATTGCTGATTACGCTGAGGTCGGGTGTGCCCTGTCTCTCAGGACTATTGAGAACTTTATTATCGGCGAGCTGGTTCGGGCTGATGACCTGGTGTTTGATGGTGTCAGGTATGTGTTTAATGTGCAGAGTTTCTTTGAACCAAAGTCGTTGGAATATCTGGTTTGGGAAGTCTTGGCGCAGATCATCGAAGAATAATAAAAAGGAGAGTGACGATGAGTAAATTTGTAGATCAGTTCGATATGTACATGCAGGCGCATGAAGCTTTCAAGGGCGGAAGGAATGCCGAAGGCCTGAAGGCAACACTCTTCCTTCTTGCGAATGGGATCGTTAAGCCCAACGCCAGGGAACTGTATGAGTTGTGGGAATCGTCTGTTTATGGTGGCCGTGGTTCAGATGAACTGTTTCTCACGATGCTCGACCTGGGAATGATCCCGGACATCTTAAAAGATGCAAAGGCAGGTAAGTTCGACATTCTCAGCGAGTTCGTGGAAAGAGTTGATAAGCTTGATCAAGATACGAAATACGCGATCCTGAAAGCTGTATAAGATAGTCAAGGATTATTTTGCACAAAATCCCCCAAGCCATTTTTTATGATATTATGACTGCACAACATATAAAAATAACAAATGATCCTCGGGGGATTAAGAATGTTGAAGCAGCACAATAGTCTCGTTGTTTTCAAAGCTTACGGCGAAGAAGATGGCGGAACACAAGAGCCGGGGGCTCAACCAGTACCAATTACCGAAACTCCTGAATTCCAGGAAACCCTCCGCGCCGAACTCGCTAAGGCTCTGGCCGCTGAAACAGGCGGTTTGAAGTCAAAGAACTCTGAGATTCTCGCTGAGAAGAAGAAAGTTCAGGATCAGCTTAATGCCATTCTGGCTCAGGCCGAAGACGAGGCTGACCAGGCTGCGCTGAAGTCCGGGAAAATGGATTTCCAAGCCTTGCTGGATAAGCGTGTCAATGCTGCAAATGCAACTTGGCAAGAGCGCCTCCAGGCCGAACAGACTGAGAAAGAAGAACTGCGCAAAGCTGTTGATGCAGAGAAAGGCCGACTGAAGCAATTTCAGATTAAGCAGTTGATCGGCAACGAAGCACTGAAGAATGAGTTCTTCCAGCCGTCTGCTATTGATGACCTGATTAACCTGGCTGGTGGCTCCTGGGAGCTTACTGACTCGGGCGAACTGGTTAGCCGAGATCAGCACGGCAATGTCGCAATGGGCAAGTCCGGTCGAGCGCTGACGCCGAAAGAGTGGATCGAAAGCTTGGCACAAACTAAGCAGCATTACTTTAAGGCTATGCCCGGTTCAGGTGGCAAGCAAGGCACTGGCGGCGCTGGCGTGTCGATGTCTCGCGAAGAGTGGCAGCAGAAACTTATGCTGGGTACTGCTCAAGAACAATCTGAACTGTTTGCCAAAAGGGCTAAGGGCGAAATCGTCATTAGCTAAGTAAAGAGTTACACCCTGGGACTCACCCCGAGTCCCAGTTCCCAAGCTGGTCGGGCCAGCGGCTGTTTTGCTCTGTGAGCAACAGATACCTCAAAAATACCAAAACAAAAATAACAATAAATAGGTATGCAAATGACGCAAAGTAATGCACTCGTTGTTCTTCCAGCTTATGGGAACAATTTTGAAGCGCTGATTAACGAAACGATTCTACCAGTTGCAATGTCACGCCTTCGCGGCCAACTGACAATGCCAAGGCTGATCACAGTCAACAAGGCTGACGAATCGAAAAAAGTCGGTGAGATGATCCGTGTAAATAAGCCAGTTGAATTCGACAAGGCTGACGAGCACGGCACAGATGGCTCGGTCGCAACTGACCTGAACGTCGACAAAGTCGAGCTGCGCCTAGATCGACACGTCTACAAAGAATTCAAGATGTCAGATCGTGAGTTCACCGGCATGCAGCCTGGCGTAATCCCTGATGCGCTGGCAGCCGCTGTTGACGTCCTGGCTCGTACAGTCAACGAAGCCATTTTCGACATGTTCAAAGAAGTCCCGTACTTCTCCGGGAATCTGACCTCGGAAAACTCCCGCGACAAGAAAGACCTGATCGCCGCTCGTAAGTCGCTGAACAACCGGAAAGTGCTGGGTGACAAGAACCTGGTTCTGACCTCCGACACTGAAGCTGATCTGCTCGGCGTGTTTACCACTTACAGCGAACAGCCTGCGGAAAAAGAAGGCATCATTGGTCGCAGGTACGGGTTTGATATCTACAGCGACGTACAAGCCCCGATGCACTTCGCGGGTACTGCCTCTGAGAGCAACGCTATCAAGCTGGCTGTCGCTGGAGCTGTTGGATCGAGCATCCTGGTACTGAGCGGTGCCGGTGCCAACGCTACGTTCAAAAAAGGCGACATCATCACTGTTGCTGGCTCCGAGCAAGTGTTCGCAGTGGCTAATGACATCGCTGCTGATGCTGACGGCGCAGTTGCTGTCACTGTTACTGCCCCGGTCACTGAAGCCATAGCAGTCAACACCTCCCTGGCCGTGATCGGCGATCACCAGATCGACCTGGCTTTCAGCAAGTCAGCGTTCCTGATCGCGTTCCGTCAACTCGAAACCCCGGCTAACGCTCCTGGCGTGACCATCGCTTCGATGACCGACCCGGAAACTGGTATCACCCTGCGCTTGCTGTCTTGGTACAACGCAAGCACTGAAAGCACGCACTACAAGATCGAGATCTTCTTCGGCTGCAAAGCTGTTGCTCCTGAGCGCGCTACCCGTCTCGGCGGACACTGATACACCGGGCTCCCCGGAGCCCACCCGCAATACCAAAAGCCCTCGTTTGCTGCGCACCAGCTGCGGGGGCTTTCCACTTTCAGGAGCTCAGCATGAGCGAAGTAACAGCAACTATCGAACGAAACGGCGGCATCCTGCCAATCGTCACACCCGGAATTTCTCGGGGCAAAGTAGGCCTGACACAGGGCAACGCATTCACGAGCCAGGTCATCCAGGGCCAGGCTATCTACGTCTTCTGCAAATCCTTAATCCACCTCGCAGAGGGCACATCCGTCAATGACTCGGACGCACCCATCGATGCAAGGGGCGGGGTCTATTTGAATGCAAACAAGGGCAGGCAGATCAGCGTCAGGCTGTTGGCTGGGGAAGATCCGGCGACGGTCTGGATCCACGAAGTTAGGTGATTGCATGAATATTACTGGTCGGAACTTACTATCACTTACGGTATATCACCTGCGCCGGGTAGTACGTCTGGTAATCGGTGCTCCGGTTATCGATAGCATCGTCGCTAATCCGGATGGGACTGTTGTTGTCGGTGGTAGCGGTGGTACGCCGGGGCAGACAATCGTCATTGCGTTTCCTGACGGCACTGTTGGTGCTGGTGTTGTGGGCAATGGTGGTGGCTGGACTGTGACGTCTCCTGGTGCTGTGACGCCTGTGCCGACTGCGCCGGATCTAATCATCGATCAGGTTCCTACACCTGATAAACCTGCCGTGCCGGAGCCCGGTGAAGTGAAGCCAGGAGACGGTGGCGGTACTGTTGTTGGAGGTGGTGGTGCCAATCCTGGTGATGACGTCGAAGTGACTCTTCCGGGTGGTGAGACTGGCTCCGGTGGTGCAGATGACAATGGTGACTGGGAAGTAGAGTTTCCTGACGTGCCCTACGACCCTGATCTAGATCCTGGTGACGTTGGGGTAATCACAAAGCCGAAGCCTGGCGAGCCTGTCGTCGATGACGTCACACCCAATCCTGATGGCACTGTCACCGTGGGTGGTAGTGGAGCGA